CTTGATTTTTCACATCACTTTATGTATATACGTAACTCGAGCCTAAAAATCAAGGAGTAAAAGATGGCTAAGTTTACGCACCACCCCGTTAAAGCCCACGAAAAAGAAACTGTTCATTTGTATTTTCAATTGGATATTGGAGCCTCAGGTGCCGTTTCTGCGTTCACAGGGGGAACTAAGCTTTCCGCTGTAAAGGAAGCCACTGCTGGGCAATATACCCTGACTCTTGACCAAAAATTCCATAAAGTTTTGATGGTCAATGTTACACCTGTTAAGTCTACCACTACCACTGTAGGAATGGTTCAAGTTCTAGGGACTCCTAGCACCTTCCAAGCCTCTTTCAGGTCTACCCCAGCCGTTGTTATCCAATGTCTGGACTTTGCTGGCGCGGCTGTAAACCCTGCTTCCGGTGAATCCTTTTGGATTGAAGTAGTTGTGAGAAATACCGCCGTTGGAACAAGGCCAGGAGGCTAATATGTTACCTCAAATGAAGAAAAAAGGGGTAGCCATGATTGTGGCTTCCCTTAAAAACGGTGGAGGAGAGGGCCAGGAATCTAAAGAGTCCTCCTCCAGTGATAGTTGGAAAACGGAAGTGGGTGAAAAAAGCTCCGAGCTTTACGAATTAAAACGTGAAAAAAGACTCCTTCTTGCCGAAGGTGTTCTTGAAGCAGTTAGGACTAAAGATGCAGAGGCCTTGGCTGATGCTTTAGAGTGGTTTTTTGAGTGCTGTGAGGAAGAATAAAAATGGCTGTAACACTTGCGAGCTTAATTACCCAGACACGTCAACGAGCCGATATTGAAGGCTCTCAAGTTGTTACAGATTCCGAATTAACTGGGTATATAAACTCTTCTATAAAAGAACTTTATGATATTTTAGTTTCTACCTACGAAGACTACTACCTATCCGAAACAACTGCTACAGTCGCTACAGGCGATTCTATTACATTACCTACTGATTTCTACAAACTTAGAGGATTAGATTATGCGGAAGGATCTGTTTATTACCCTGTCCTCCCGTTTAAATTCAACCAAAGAAATCAACAAAATGTTGAACTGTTTTCCGCAACCCCCGCCGTAAAATCCCGCTACAGAGTTCAAGGGAGTGTTATTAAACTTGTCCCTGCCGCAGCAGCTGCTGGAACCTACCGTGTATGGTATATCCCACGAGCCACAGAATTGTCTTTAACCACCGATACCTTTGATGGGATAAACGGTTGGGAAGAGTTTGTTATAGTAGATGCAGCTATAAAATGTATGATTAAGCAGGAACTTGGTACGCAGGAACTGGAAAAACAAAAGAAAGATTTAATACGTAGAATTGAAGCAATGGCCCCTAATAGGGATGCAGATGCGCCAGCATGTATAAAAGACAACGACGAGCATATGTACTCCTTTCTGGATAGGCGAAGATGGCTGTAATACCATTTCGTAAAGTCCATTTTAATGACACCGCTTTAATGCTTATGCAAGATGCAATAAGCCAGTCTATTGGTGCTTTAAATCAGAATGAAATTCTAAACTCAATCATAATAAAAGATATAGTAGTAACAGCCGGAACCCCTAAACAAATATCTCATTCTTTAGGGAGAGATTATACTGGATGGTTTGTTATTCGTAAAAATGCTGCATCAGATATATATGAAGCTTCCACTACAAATCCCGCTCCAAATAGGTTATTATACCTAAGTGCCTCGAATGATGTGACTATAACAATTCTAGTATTTTAGGAGATTTTATGACTACCACCGCGAACATGGGGTTATCCCTCCCCTCACCTGGAGTGGATGAGGGCCCTGGATGGGCAGAACAGCTTAACGACTCTCTTTCACTTGTCGACTTACATAATCACACGGCAGGGAAAGGGACTAAAATCCCTGTAGCAGGTCTAGACCTTCAAGCTGACTTGACCATCAATAGTAATAGCCATACAGATGTTAAATCTGTTAAATTCACCTCCCAATCTTCATCTCTAACGACTACAAATGCAGTTTATGTGGTAAACGGAGAGCTTTATTTTTCAGATAGTGGCGGGACGAATGTCCAGATAACCTCTGGAGGAAGTTTAAACCTAGCCTCTACAGGTACAATTGGTGGAGACTATGCGCAAGTAGGGGTAAACGCTACGGTTACTTATTCAGATACTACAAAAACCTATAGTTTTCTCCAAGCTGCGGGGTCTACCGCTAAAATGTATTCTGCTAAGATCTCTCTTGCTGATTCCGCTGGAGGGTCTAACGCGGTAGGTATCATTCCTCCTGTAGGATTGGCTTCAGGCTATGATTTAACTCTCCCTACAGCCGCTCCGGGAGCGGATCAGGTTCTTGCTTTTGCTTCAGGTGGTCAAGCATCTTTTAGAGATATAAACGGGACTACAGGACAAGTATCCGTTGCTAAGACAGGATCCGCTTTTACTATCAGTCTACCTACCACAATTACCCAAGACTTAACTCTGTCAGGGAATAACTCCGGGCGCGGGATACTTCCAGTAGGCGCTATCATCGCCATGAACACTAACTTGACGGGGGTAACAGCGGTAACAGCCACCACGGCTGCCGATGCAAATGGTTTCGTGGTGTGTGGATCAGTTACACAGCCTCAAATAATCGTAGACCCTACGTCACCCTTGAATGGCCAAACTATCCCAAACCTAAACGATTCCTACTTCTTGATGGGAGCATCCTCGTCCGGGTCTACTGGAGGAGCTAATAGCACAACCTTAACAACCACCCAACTTCCAGCCCACACACACACAATTGACCATGGGCATTCAGATAGTTATGCTTTAAGCAATAACACAGTAGCAGGCTCGGGACACACCCACACAATTGCCCACGTTCACCAAGTAGCATACGGGTATAGTACAGGGAGCGGGTATTCACTTATTTCCAAAACAGCACGGACAGGATCATCGCTGTCCTTTAATAACGGTTCCACTAGTATTGGTACTATGGTGACAGATGTTACCTCCACAGGAGAGGATATAACAGGCGGTAATACTTTTAGCCGTGTAACAGCCACAACAGCTACCTATTATTCTTCAGGAGCAACCGATGATTCCGGAAATGCCTCAAATTCTGGTACACCTTCGGCGACCTCGACCGTTACTTTGTCAGGCTCAGTAACCTCACACTTAGGCTCAAGTGGAAGCTCAGGGACTGGAAGTAGTTACGATTCCAGACCGAAATTTTTTGCTGTACGTTTTATCATGAGGATCAAATAGATATGACAAATATAATAGACTTCAATGATAAATTAAAACAGAAAAATTTAAACACGCGTGCAGACCGGATGGTAACACTCTCGGCTTCTATAGATAAGTTACTAAACGGCTATATACACGACATGGGTGGATTAGATGACCGTGTGATAACTGAATTACTCGCCTATTTAAATTATGCATTTTTAAACTTAGAAGATATGTTAATGGATAAAAGGCACGCAGAGATGGCGCATGAGCTAGCCATTAATGCTTTTTTGGAGAAAAATAAATGAATATGCGTTATAAATTCTACTTCCGTCGTAAGTTTTTTTGGAAATCTTTCGTGGTTATCGGGCATAAATATGAAGCCACCGTGGACAAGATGTTGCTCTTTTTCGAAGATGGTGGCGTGCAGGAGATTAAAAACTTTAAGGATTGTGAAGTAAAACTTAAACAAGATTGGGTATTAGCCCAGAAAAAATCCCTTGAAGCCCAAACAGGTCAACCCCTAAACATGGTGGTATAGAATGGCTCTTCAGAAACAGCTAGTTCAAGCCCCTTTAGGGTTAGGAATAGATACAAAAACCGACCCAAAACAGGTAGCTAGCTCCGGCCTACTTGAGCTAGAAAACGGTGTTATAAAACAGACAGGTGAAATTAGGAAACGTTATGGAGTTGCTAAACTTAGCAGCGACATTCTTCAATCTGATTCTATTATCAGCTCCAGTTCTAAACTGGAAACCTATAATAACGAGTTACTTTTATTTAATCAGGATAATGTGTTCTCCTACGCAGAATCCCTAAATGCATGGGCCAATAAAGGACTTTTAAGTACTATAGACGGCTCCACTTCACCTATTGTTGCTAACAGTTATGAACAAACAGGTGGGGATATTGCATCGACAAATGGCATAACTCTTTATGCATGGGAAGATAGCCGCGGGGGTGTTCGCTATTCTGTTATAGACCAAGCATCCGGGGCAGCGCTTGTCTATGATGCTCAGGTAAACATTAATGGTATGCGGCCGAGGTGTGTTGCGGTAGGCACATACTTTTTCTTATTTTGTTACCAAACTTTTACTAACAATTTAGAGGTTTACAGAATCTCTACTACCAACCCAAGTTTAGGAGTATCGGCTACAGCGGCAGGGGATATTTCAACCACAGAACCTATTTATGATGTTACTGTGTTCGGTTCTCGTATGCTTTTAGCCTATAAAAATACGTCAAACAAATTAAAATTTACTTACTGGCTACAAACAAATATCGCAGGAAGCCCCGCCTATGGTGTTCCCTCTGCATTAGAGATTACAGCTGAAACTCCTTCCCAATGCTTAACTATTATTCAAGGAGAAGACTTTGGTTCAACTCCTACTTTTAGTATTTTATTTTTTAATAGCTCAACAGGACTGCGACATTTAGCCTATTATGCAGATTTTACTGAGTATAAATCGGCTATCGTCGTAGACAACACTGTTTCTCCTATTGTTAGAAATGTAACCGCTGTAGCCCATGGCGAAAAAATAGAATATTTCGCCGAATATGAGGCAGCTTCGGCTATTAATCGCTATATAAAACGAGGAGAGGTCTATCTCGCACCTAACAGTGTGGCCAATGTGGCGGAATTTCAACGGGCAGGTGGACTAGTGTCAAAAGCCTACCGTGTAAACGATGCTACGAAAGTACATGTTAGCTACGAATCTACTGCGAACTTTCTCAATACTTTATTTGTTTTAGGAACAGCTGAGGATCGAAGTGGCGCCTTAGGATGGGGGTACAACTGGGGGTATGATTGGGGGGGCGTATCTCTCTATGCTGTGGTGGAAAGTAAACTTCTGACGGGTGTTCATGGTGGCCATAATTTAGATGGGACTGGCGGGTTAGATGGATCAAGTCCTTTACCCGGGGTTTGGTTTACAGCTACAAATGAGGCTATCTCTTGCACTTCCAGGAGAACGAGGATTGTAGCAGACAATACAGCCACTTATACTCTCCGTGGTTTGGATAAAATTGAAATTGATTACAATGCTGTCCGTGTAGGCCCTTCAGCGCAACTTGGTGAAAATCTCCATATACCTGGAGGTTTTCTAAGAGCTTATGACGGTGTTAGTGTAGTGGAACATGGCTTTCATATGTTCCCTGACGCAATCCAGGTAGCCAATGCTGGTGCAGGTTCGGTTGAAAACGGGACTTATCAGTATGTGGCTGTGTATGAATGGATTGATGGAAAAGGCCAACTCCACAGATCGGCGCCTTCTATACCTGTCTCCCATACGATCTCTGGTGGCCATAAAAATGTAAACGTAACCATCCCTACTTTAAGGTATACTGCAAAGCAAAGCCCTGAAAGGACAGCTCCTATTGTCGCGGTTTATCGGACTACAAATGCCGGAACGCTTTACTATAAAGTGAGTGATGATACGGATCCTCTATATAATTTGGTTAATGCAGATACTATAACATTTATAGACACCTTAGCGGATGCCTCAATCACTTCCAAACCGCTTCTTTACACCACCGGTGGAACTCTAGAAAACATTTCGGTTCCCGCCTGTAACATTGTAACTTCCTTTGATAACCGTCTGTTTATCGCAGGATTAGAGCAACCTAATGACCTAATGTTCAGTAAACAATGGGTTGTAGATGAAGGGGTTGCCTTTAATGATTTCCTCCGAATTAATGTGAGCCCTACCGGGGGAGAGATTACCTCCATATTTCCAATGGATGATAAGCTTATAATCTTTAAGGAAAACGCTATTTATTACCTTTCAGGGGAAGGCCCTACAGATGTAGGCCAGCAAAACCTTTACCGCATCCAACAGATAGCTTCAGATGTAGGCTGTTCCGTGCCTGAGAGTGTTTGTCTGCTGCCTTTAGGATTGATGTTTAAATCCCTCAAGGGGATTTATCTCTTAGACCGAGCCTTGAATGCTGTCTATATCGGCTCCCAAGTAGAGGCCTATAACGGTTTGTCTATCACCGGCGGAAACTTAGTCCCCACCCAAAACCAAGTTAGGTTTACTTCGTCCGAAGGTAGGACGTTGGTGTTTGACTATTATTTTAAACAATGGTTCACTTTTACAGGACAATCCTCATCCAGCTCTATTGCATGGAAGAACCAGTTTACCTATTCGGCGTCAGACGGAAGTGTTTTTTCTGAGGAGGATGGTAGATATGATGATAATGGTTCCGTAATTTCAACTAAAATCACCACAGGCTGGCTATCTTTTGCAGGACTACAGGGATACAAAAGAGTGTATTTAGCCCAGCTTTTTGGGGAGTTAAAAGGTTCCCATACGTTAAGTGTTAAACTAAGCTATGACTTTAAAAACTCCTATAGTGAAGAGTTTACAGCGGTGCTCGATACAGGAGCAACGTATGGGGACGGTTTATATGGGGATATAGGGGTTTACGGTGGGGCAGATGGGACAATGCACTACGAGGTTCAACCAGCTAAACAGAAATGTACATCTATAAAAGTGACCGTCCAAGATTACTTCCCGGATTCCAGGCCATCCGAAGGATTTAGAATAAGTGGGTTAAGTTTTGAGGTAGGTATAGAGCCTGGATTGAAGAGATTGAACGGGAATAGAGGGATGACTAGTTTAGGCTAATCTCCCTCCTATTTATTTTTAGGTTTCCATACCATTTTCATACAGTGCCTATTAGCAGTAGGGATTATCTCCCAACCGCGATTCAAATAAACAGTCACTTCGAGATCTGCACATGCAGTGTAAACTGTTATTTGACCAGACCGCTCTTGTTGAGCAGCCTCCGCTGCATAATATTGTTCTCGATTACACCCACCGGCAGCCATTGCAAAAAAATATAAGAATGTAGCCCATAGAACTGCCATAATACTAGCGAATATATTCATCTTTCTATTCTCCTAAATTCTTCGGCACCAAAGTGACCACCACTTCTTCACCTACTAATTCTATCCGGAAAGATTCTTTTAATAACTTATCGTAGAAAAATACCACATTGTTAGCCGCAAGAACTCTGATATGGTATTCAGTCAATCTGTCAATAACAGTAGCTTCAAGCTCTTCCTTACTTAACATGCAATTTCTCTGCTTCAGTTCGGAACCGCTTAAATCGTTCTTCAATTACGGCTATCGCACCAGGGATTTCTTCTTCCGTCTTTGCAAACCCTACAGCCGAGAATTCACTAGACCGCCCTGTTATAAAAAAATTTCTACCTGTATCTTGAATGGTTATATTGATTTTATACCCATCTATCTCGACCACGCCCTGTTTGACAGAACCATCTGCTTCAAACTCAAAAGTAAAATTTCCAGGCTTAAATCTCATTTGTTACCTCCATACTTTGCTTGCAATTTCTCTGTTTCAGTTTGTAGATACTCTAACCGCTCTAAATAAGTTATTTCGGGTTTCATTTTCTTTACTCCTTTTCTTCGCGATCTAGTAGTGCTAGTTTTCTTTCGAGACAGTATATAAAACGCTCTTTTACCTTATCTACTTTCTCCTTACGAAAAAACCAGGCTTCCTCAAGACCCGCGTTTTTTTCACGATTTTTTTCTATAAGTCGATGCCTAATCTCATCTAACCTTTCCACTTCAGATTCGTAGTCTCCCCGAGCATTCTCGATATCCTTATCGATCAGGTCGTGTAACATTGCCCATGTCTGTCGTCGTGATATCTGCATTTTGTTTCTCCTTGACGAGCTGTATTGCTCTTATAATCCTCTTCGACACATTTTCAAAAAACTTTAGCACATATAGTCGGTATCTGTTTTTCTACCAGGGTCATCTTCTTCGGAGGCGTATCCCCAGATACCAAAGAAGTCGTGTGCTGCAATCCGCACCATATGTCGAAATTTTTTTGATGATATCACCCCTACACCTCTGTCCCTAATAAATAACTGCACTGCGTGGTCTTTCGGTATGTCATCAATATTGATACCCGGGTGTCTATTAGGGTCTCTTATGCCCCTAAAAACCCTTCTACCATATTCCTCCTCATCTGCTGGTCGATTAAAATTTTTTAGTTTTTTATCATGTTTCATAAAATGATCCTGTAAAAACAGGAATATGCTCCATGTATATGGTCTAACCAACTCACAGCTTTTTGTAAAATACTCCCTGTTTTCAGGAAGAAACATCCAGTCTTCATACTTCCTTGGTTCCTTCTTCATTTTTTCATAAGGTGTTAAACTGTCATCGGAATTTTTGATAAAAGGTTGATGAATGTACCCCAGGCCATGTGAAGCCAGATGCAGCATTACATGCCTGTAGTCTAAAAAATTAGCTATAGTTACATCCATACCAGATATCAAAGTCTGATTGATTTTATCGATTGTTAGTTTAATGTCTAATGCATGGTTTGTAGGTTCTTTATAATTTTTATGAAAAAACTCTATACACTTCTTTTTCCACTCTCTGTGCATTCTTAATGTGTATTGCTCATCAGTTTCGTCCCTATAATAAGATTTCATCCACTCGAACGGGCCACGACTATACGGATCATTGAACAAAACATCAGGGAATTGCTCAGGCTCTAAACCGAACAATAATTTATTTATAACCATCATAGGGTATGTATATTTTTCAATAACACAGGGCATTCTGATTCTCCTTTTATTGAGCTGTATTGCTCTTATAATACTCTTCGTCATTTCCCAGAAAAACTTTAATCTCTCCCTTTATCCTTTTCTTTCAATCCCTTTCATTAAATTAAAGTATTCCGTCTATGTTCCGATAGGTGTTATAGGAGGTAATTTATGATTTCATATAGAATTGGAGATGAGTTATTCATTAGAGGAGAGAGAGAGCACATTTCGGATACTTTGTTCATAGAACCCAGGGACGGGAAGGCGTACTGCCTCCCCATTATGGATAGGCCAGATTTTTGGTCTATACTCCGAAAGCTGGAGGCTTTGGAGAGAGAGAGGTTAACCCATGGATGGGAGGGGTGAGCCGGGGACGTAAGCCTTTGAGTATGCTGACCTG